GGAAACCAATCAGATAGTATTGATACTTACGAGTTTAGTCTTAGAATACCTGTAGAGGTAACTGGTCAAGAACTCGGAATACGAATAAGCTCATCAGAAACTCCTCTTGTTTTCTCTTTGGAACAGATGAGAGTCGAAGTAAACAAAGAAGTCATATCCCTATTTGATAATTACGCCTAAATATGTCAGACCTCTCAATAATCCCTCTCGAAGATTGATTTGAAACACAACTCGCACAAGACTGGAATGGTGCTGTTGGTACAGTCTATGTACTCGATACACCTAGTTACACTCCTACAACCACAAATACCTACATCGTAGTCAATCCATGAAAGACAAACATGCAGATTGCTGAGATTACCGATTACGATAGCACAGCAAACACCCTCACAGTCTCGAATGTTACTCTTTTAAAAGGTTTGGGGATAAATAGTACCGCTCCTGCATCATCTCATGCGACAGGAAGTAAGGTAATAATTTCAGATAACTATCAATTCTGGGTAGATATTCAAACAGCTATCAATAGTAAGCTCGATGATACAGGCGGTACAATGACAGGACTACTTCAATTCTCTGGGACTACACACGCAGGTATAAAATTACTCTCCCTTACGACAGTACAAAGAGATGCTCTTTCTGCATCGAATGGAATGATTATTTATAACTCTACAACAGGAGAATTAAACCAATATATCGGAGGTGCTTGGAGTGCTGTCGCTGCTGGAAGTACACAGCCTACTGCTAGTACAACAGTTCTTGGTAAAATCAAGACAGACGTAGCTCCTGCCTGAGACCCAGTAGCCCTCATAACAGACAATCCTAAATACGATGCTCTCGCTGGTACAAGTGGTACACCTAGTACAAGTAATAAGTATGTAACAAATGATGACACAAGTGCTACCAGTGCAAATGATAAAGTATACAGACTAAAAGCTAACGGAAAAATAGATGCTACCATGTTAGAGGGTAATTTACCGGCTATCGATGGGTCTGCTTTGACTAATCTACCAACAGAAACACTAGGAACATCAACAAGCTGAACAACATCATGAACAGCATCAACTGATATTTTTGTTAATGCTTATGGTAGTAATGGTACGTTGATAGGAACATCTAACTGAAATACTGTAGCATCTAACTCTTACACGGGTGGTAGCGGTACATTGACATACTCAATATTTTTTCCTGTTAAATCATGAGCAACTTGGTCTGTGACTGGAACAGCATCATGAATTACAGTCTGGGTAACTCCTTTATCATAAATCTATGCCTACACAACAAGAAATAAATCTCGCAGCATACAAATCTGGTAAAAAACCTGAGGAGATTCAGAGACTTTTACAAGAGAAACAAGGTATAGTATCAGCTCCACCAATTCAAACAACAATAGCACCAGCACCAACTATCAAACCAAGTGAAGTTACAGCTCCTGCATGAGCTAGTTATTGAGAGGCAAATATACTGCCACCTAGTGTGACAGGATTTAGCACGCCTAAACCAACCATCGCTACAACTGATAAGCCAGTTATAGGCACACCACCAGCGACTACACCAAAAGCAGTAGATTTTACAACTATGACACCTGAGCAATTGAAAGCTCAATATATGACTATCGGGACTAAACTTCCATGAGAAGTCACTGATGAGGATAGACGATTTGCGAAGTATTTACAAACAAGAATAGGACTTGGTGAGACAATGGATAAGATATTCGGAGGTACTGGGGCATCATCTGGTAAAACTACCTATTCTACCGAACTCGTACAACCATGAGAAAATATCGCCTCTAGCGTGCGTAATCCCGATGGAACATACAATGTAGTCTTCAAAGACTGAACATCGCAAAGAACCACCACAGAACCATCAACAACTGTATTCCCTGAGTGAACACCTGAATACTTTGCACAAAAGAAAGCACAGGAGAATCAAAAACAACTCGATGTACTCACAGAACAAATGAACACCGAAGCAGAACGTAGGAAGAAAGAAACAGCAGACCTCGTTGCGAAATATGGAGAGAATATTGCAGGTCAATTTGCTTCACAAAAGGCAGAAATAGAGGCACAAGGAGCGAAGAGAATGGAAACATTGAACTCTTGACTCTCTTTCTCTGGGTTCTGACGTTCTACACTTGCTCTCGATAAACGAGATGAGATAGCTAAAAACATCGAAACAACTATAACACAAGCTAAGGCTAAGGCAGACCTAGAACTCATGGCATATCGAATGGAACAAGAGGGAGCAGATGCAGAAGCTATCAGTGCTATGCGTACAAATATAGCGAATGTCCAAGCGAATATCGACCAAGCTAACTACGAAAACCAGTTAGAAATCATAAAATTGAACCAAGAGAATGCTACAAGTGGTGCAGAAGCGATGAATAATCTCCTCAAAACTATCAGTAATAGTGCTGAGATAGTAAGTAATGCAGACCTAGATAAATCACAGGAATTAGGCTACTTTGTAGATAAAAATGGAGCATTGATGCTCGATAGTCAGAAACGACCTATTCAATTTGAGGGGAACAGATGAACTCTTGACCCAACAGCAATTGGTGCGTATGCTGATGCAATAAAAAACAAAATTATTGACGAGAAGATACTCGATACATTATCTCCTGCCGATAAGGATGCTGTTATGAAGCTAGTGTGAGTAAGGGATGGCTCTTGGACAGGATGATTTACTGATATTTCACAAGCAACAGGAGATGTTCGTTCTGCACCATGAGCACAACAATACGCATGAAGAGAAGCTTGGGCTACTACCAACAATCCAAGCGGTATCACTGTAAACAACAATTTCTCTGCTAAACTCGAAGCAGCAGGTATACAATTTTCAACAAAACCTAGACCTAGTAATGAGTGAGGAGAATATTATGTATTTTCTGATATTTCTGACGGACTCAAAGCTCATCAAATAGCTCTCAAAAACTCAGGATGGCAAGATGTATACACAAGACTCTACAAATGGAGTGCTGGTGGAGTAAATACAACACCTCAAGATATAAAAGAGGCAAACAAAAAAGCATACGCTGAGAACCTTATGAGACAAGCTGGTATACCTATGGGTACTAAGTTTTCAGAACTCACACCAGAACAAGAAAATAAGCTCCTATCTGCTCATATAGCGAAAGAAAGTCCTAACCTAGCGAAAATATTGGGTACAGGTGGACAGGGTGGTGGAGTAGATGTAATAGCTTCATTAAGTCCTTCTGCGAAAGCAGTTATAGACCAAATCAATCAAAATGGAGGTAAACCACAAGATTATATACTCGGTACTAGTAAAGACTCACAAGCATTACTCGATGAGGTCTTGAAAGGACTAAATTCACAATGAGGAAGCGGAACTCTTGCGAGTGATACACGAAAACAATCACTAGCACTAGCAACTAACACAATTGAAGAATTGTTAAAGAATAAAGATTTTGCTGGTTCATTCCAAACAAGGAGAGTATGAGATACAGGGTTATGAAGTGTGTTTAATCTTACAGCAAACGAGAATGTAAACTTCGTTAATAGAGTTGATGCTCTCGCAGGTCAACTTATGCAAATTGATTGACCTACCTTAAAGGCTATATTCTGACCTCAGATTTCCAATTCAGATATAGAGATGATTAAGAAGACTATATTACAAGGACTTGACCCAAAGAATCAGAACCCAGAAGCATTTGAAAAGACACTCAACGATGTGAAAGCTAAAATGCAAGCATATATAAATAGGCTTCCAAAAAATCAATCAACAGGTACAGCAAATACAGTCGGTACAGTAACTCCACCAATAGGAGGATGACAAGTAGTAAACGGAGCAATTTAACTAAAAACTATGGCGATACCTTACCAATTACCATCATCTTTCGTAGGAGGAATGCAAGGTGCAAGTAACGCACTCAGTGTATGAAAGCTGCCACAAGGTGTGCAATCTCCTATCTTGAAACAGATATTGCCTACTCCTAAACCTGTACCAGTAGACCCTAATAAGTCACCAGAAGTCTTCAAGAAAAGATTTATTGAAAAACATGGTGACTGAGTAGCTGAGGATGGTCGTAAATACTCAGCAATACCTGCACCTGAAATAGTAGCAAAGGTCATTAGGAAATATGGTGATGGTGTGACTACTGATGGTACTCCTTACAGAGACTATCTCCCACGACCTGCATCACCTAACGACTCACTAGAATATCGTCTAAAACAGATAGAAGAGCTTTCAACAGCTCCAAAATCACAGTTTTATACAACAGGATGAACACGATGACAGACAGAACAGGAAAAGAAGTTTACTACTGCTGTAACTAAGAGGGAAAATGAGTGAGAACTAGTTAAAACACTAAAAGCTCCTTATCGAGCGGTTTATAATGCGATGGAAACTCCGTCACAATGATTACAAATGGCGGTTTCTGATGCTCTTAATCTTATATGAGCTGATGAGACTTCTAAAAATTTGACTAGACAACTTGTAAAAGACAAATTCGAGCAAGACATACTAAATAAAGACAATAAAGGTCTTGTTTGAGGCATACAAGAGTGAAGCCCATCGTCTATTATTGGTTCACTCGTTACAGCTATACCAAATCTCTTGTTATACGCTAATCCAGCAGGAGCTACAGCTTGAATAATATCTACAGGTGGATGATTGTCGCTTGAATGAGAATCACAATGACAAACAGGATTGTGAGATAAAGCTATCGCATACTCAGCAGGTACAATATCTGGTCTTATAGACAAAATATCTGGTCAGAAGTTTATTGATGGTCTTTTATCAAAAGGAATTAAAAAAGAAGTAGCTAATTGATTCGTGACTAAAACAAAGAACTTTCTAAAAACCCTAAAACCATCTGATTTTGAGGCAGGTACAGAAGTAGTACAACAGAAAATAGAGAACTGGTGACGACAGCTCATGGGTACTGAATATGATAAAGGATGGAAACAGTACGCAGAAGCAGGTATTATGGGCAAAATGCTCGGTAAAGTATCTGATGTAGGGCAATCACAAGCACCAGTCACTACACTACCCCCTGCACCACCAAAATCAGTAGCAAAAAACCTCGATGTTATACAAACTATAAAAACAGGAATAGGTGGAAATAAGGTACTAAAACAAGCTAAAAGTAGAGGATTTGACCCAGAACTTGATATTGCTACCTACGAAGATTTAAAGCCAACAATTACAAACGACGGTAGAGTAAACACTGATATTGCACAAGAAAACATACAGAATTTCATAGACCCATACCAAGAGAAGCTCGACCAAGCTATCGCAGAAGAATGAGCTATTGTACCAGCAGACACTTTTAGAAAAAATGTACTAAAAGAGATGGAATCTGAGAAAACAAACATAGTTGATTATCTCAAGTGGGTTAAAATGGCAAACAGTGCCATAGATACAGCCATAGAGAACTTTTGAGACGGAAAAGGTAATATACCACTCGAAGCAGTAAATGACATCAAGAAGAAGCTACAAAGTGTCAGTAATTATCTTAACCCAGACGATTCAGCTTATAAAGCTATCGCCAGAGGTGCTAAACAAATAGTAGAAGACTTCACAAGTAGTGCAGATGTAAAAGCCCTCAATAAAGACCTTGCAAGGTGGTATACCACAAAAGAATACTTACAAATTCTTGGGAGCGGAACTAAAACTGTCAAAGGTGGAAGACTTGGAAAATACGCAGCTAGACTTGCTGGAGTTGTTATAGGTTCTCAATTATGACCTATAGCTGGTATGGTATGATGAGAAGTAGCAGCTAAGTTACAGTCTAAAATGATGCAATGAGCTTTGAAAGGTACTAAACAAGCAATGCCAGAAATTAAGTCTTTTGGAAACATAAAAAAGAAGCAACAATTATTATTGCCTCCTCCTAGCTGAAAACAAACAAGTGCTAGTGTTGTAGATGTGAAGCCTATAGCTGGTTATGCTCCTTGAATATTACAAAAATATGAGAAAGCTAGAACTAATCGTCAAACCTCTTCAAGTAGTACGGAAGATAAAACAACGCAATCACAACCTGCACAGGTGTCGGGATGAACACGCAAGAGAGTAATAGTAATACCAAAAAAAGAGTCTGCATGAAAAAAGGTTAATAACTCCATTATACAGAAACTCAAAGAAAAGAAAACAGAAGTAAAAGCAAATTGACCTAAAGAGAGCAAGCTACCAAAGAAACAAGAGACACCTAAAACATCTAATATAGACCACGAATTAGAGTCATTACAAAAACAATATGAAACGCTCCCTTGAGTACCAAAGGTAGAAGTTCCTGCTGACTATATACCAAAAGACTGATTACCCACATGAACAGAATTTGAAGCACCTATTATAAGCTCTATTTCTAAGACAAAGTGAAAGCTCCCAAGCCCTGATGTTAAAAGACCACAGATAAGATGATTCGATTTATCTACAAGGTCAAGTATGTTAGAGTCATTAAAAGAGCAAGGCATGTTCACTGACTCTTTCTTTGTAGTAAAAGACAAAAATGTATCGAATAAATTATTTGAATACGCTGAAAAAAAGGCAATAAAAAAATGAAACCCAACATCTGGAACAAAAGTAGACATGAAGGCATTGGTAGAAAGGGCTGAAAATGGTGCTGATACTCTACTTACACCAAAAGAGTATATGAAGTTATGAAAGGAAAATGGAGTCTATTTACGGATGGATATATGAAATTGAAATCAAGTAGCTGTAAACGCATCCTATGCTGATATATTCTTCAAGAACTTTGATGATGTTACTTTCAAATGAAATAATGAATTATCCCCAGTCGTTGTGTTGAGCAAATGAGAACCAGTTTGAGTAATAATGCCTATTAAAGATGTGTATAGTCTAAAAGGCAAATTAGGAGATTTCTCTATGCAAAGTAAGACACCACAGGTAGAGGGGAAGACAGCGACAGAAGTATTGAAAGACTGGAAGCCAACAAAATGAGGGTATTCTATGGATAACATAGATATAAAAAATACTAATGCATTCCCTCGTTCACAATACCACAGACCTGAATACATAAACTCTGATAGTTATAAATACTGGCTAGAACAGGCAAAACAATGAAAGGAAATACCACCAATAGTTGTGGAGAAGAAAGGAGATTGATACCATATACTAGATGGCTACCACAGGATAGCAGCAGCAGAAGATGCAGGTGTGAAAAACATTAAGGCGTTAGTTTTAGATACTCCTATTAATAAGACTGGAAAGCCATTTACTAAATTTACAGATGAGGAATTGAAAAATATATCCAAACCCAAACCCTCCGCCCTATCTCAGAAATCAGAGGTGAAGTATAGTAAACCGATAGAAGACAGCAATGCTTACTTTGCAAAAGAGGCTAAGAAGTATAAGAGTGCTGAGGAGTTTGTGAAGGCACAACAGAAACCAAAGAGTGATAGTGTTAGATTGTATCGTGGTATGACCTCGAAATTTGACAAGAACTTTGATTTATCAAAGACAGATGCCCCAAATGGATATAGCACTTGGACTGATAACCCAGAACTCGCGAGACAATATGCAGGGGATAAGGGGCATATCTATCAAATAGATTTACCAAAAAAACAAGAAGGAATGGAATTGTTAAATAATGACGGAGATAGGGTACTGTTCCTAGATAATCAAAAAAAGGCAGGTCTAAACAATGTATCTGGTAAAGAATACTTGATATACAATGACCACGATTTATACAATCCTGATTTAATAAAAGAAGCACCTACCAAACAACAACTCCTCGACATCTACAATAAAGCTAACAAGAAATAATATGCTCGATAAAAACAGAGACAAAGTAATATACTCCGACCCTACCGACCCTAACCCGAAAAAATAATGGATAAGAAGTCTATCATTAAAGAACTCGCTACAAGACAGCTCGAGAAGAACCATAAACAAGAAGCCGATAATTATATAGACTTTGTTTCCTATTGGTTCAAGTACGGAAGAAAGATAGAATACGAAATAGATGAGTTTCATTTATTGATTGCTGAATACCTAGAGAAATGCAGTAGAGGAGAAATCACACGATTGATAATCAATATTCCCCCTCGTCACTGAAAGACTGAAATGATAACTAAATGCTTCCCTGCGTGGGTACTCTGAAACAGCCCACAATCGAAGTTTATCGTCACTGGGTACTCTAGCACCCTAACACAGCAATTCTCGCTAGAAACGAAAGATATTGTCACTTCTAACGAATATAAAAATATATTCCCTCGTCATAAAGACATAAGAGCCGAACAGAACACAAAGGAATACTGGGTACTCAATGATGGTGGAAGTTACTATGCAACAGGTACTGGGGGGTCAATAACTTGAAAATGATGTGACTACTTTATTATAGACGACCCAATCAAACCCGATGAAGCTGAAAGTGATATAATCCGTACTTGAATCAATAACTGGTTCGAGAACACAGTCCCATCTCGTCTCAACAACCCGAATAATTGATGTATAATTATCATCATGCAGAGGACACACGAAGATGATTTATGCGGTCACCTCATCGAAAAGATGAAGAACAAAACAGGTGATGACTGGACTGTACTTTCACTTCCAGCTATTGCAGAAAATGACGAACTGATACAAGTAGATGATTTTGCTTTCAAAAGAATAAAGGGCGAAGTATTGCACCCTAAACGATACAACGCTGATGGTATAGAAAAGATACGCAAGAACATGAATAACTCTACTTTTGAGTGTCAATATCAACAGAATCCTATATCTAAAGAAAGCCAAGAATTTCACACAGAATGGTTCAAGTATGTAGACAGACAAGATGTACCGACTGGATGACGGACATTCACGACTGTAGACCCAGCTTGGACTAAACAGGCTTATTCTGATGAGACTTCTATAATTACAGGGAAATTCATAGAGGACAGACTCTATATTTTAGGATACACCGCAGGGAAGTTTGACCCTGCTGAATCCATTGACGAGATTATTAAACATATAAAAATTTATGCTCCTGAAAAAATAGGAGTAGAAGCTATACAGGCAAAAGGTGTTTTATCTGTCCCACTAATAAATACATGTAAGAATATGGGTATTTATGCTAATATAGAAGAACTCGCTCAAAAAGGAGACAAGCAAGGTAGAATAAGAAAACTTATATCACTTTTCCGAGATGGACTTATCTATTTTGTGCGATGAATAGAAGACTGACAAACAAGCCTAGAAAAACAGTTGCTCTCATTTCCAAGAGGTAAGCACGATGACATCATAGATAGTTTACAAATGCTCTATGATATGTATACACTACAACCCAATGTCCAAACACGACATAAAGCAATAAAAGTAACCTATCACAATTGACGACCAGTGCTTTCTAAATAAAATAAAACTATGAAAAAACTCTCTAGCTTCGATTCAGAAAAAAAACATGAAATGTGTCGGCATGTAAAGGACACTTTCGATGCCTACGAAATGGACTTGAAAAACTACCATAATGTCCTCCTAGAAATCTACAAAGAAGTTAACAAGACAGAAGCAGAAGCCCCTAACGAATGGGATACTAAGTTTCATGTAAGTAAAATGAGACAAACGGAGAACAAAACAACGCCTAAAATCATGGCAAAGAACCCTCGTTTTATCGTCTCTTGGAAAACTGATACATGGGAATACGAGGATAAATGACTGCCAGAAGATGAGAAAATAGCGAAAATGGAAGATAAAAAGGATTTACCAGAAGCTATACAAGACTATCTCAATAAATTCTACGAACAGCAGGAGATAAGGAAGAAAATGAAGCTCTTTGCTAAGTCTGGGGTAAGGTATGGTATAGGATGGGGTAAGGTAGGCTATCGCTCAAAACAGGTACGAAAGAATGGCAAGAAAAGCAAAGTAATAGACGGAGTACCATATATAGATGTAAAATCTTTCCTAGATATTTATTTTGACCCTCGATACACTACGCTCGATGAAATGCCAGCTATTGTAGAAATTGCTCGTAATGTCCGTATATCAGAACTCCAAGCAAGTGGGAAATATGACGATGAAGTATTGGAAGAACTCAAAACAATTCAAGGTGAAAAAGACGAATCACTCCGTAGACAAGTAATCGAACGTATCGCAGGCATAACTAATTCTGGTGATGTACCTGAACCTGATTTCAATAATTTAGAATTAAAGATTTACGAGGGGTACTATGGTGACGATGATGATTTTGTCCGTATTACGACAGTATCCGACCTTTTCGTTATAGGTTACGAAGAAATAGAAGAGTTTTCATACGAAGAGTTCCGAGTATTTGAAGATACTGAAACTTTCAAAGCTAACTGATTCCTTGCGGATATAATGGGGCTAGAGAGAGAATTAAACTGGAAAAAGAACGCTGCTAGTGAATATATAAATATGGCTCTCCATAGAACTATGGTTATGTCTGCTAACTCTGGTATAGACCCTGCTGAACTGTATAGCTGACCATGACACGTCATAATCCCTGATGCTATGACCGCAAGAGATGTAATCGACAACCATCTCCTAGAAATGCCTCATCGTGAACTATCAGTACAGTATTTCAACGAACAGAACGACATGGAACGCCAGATACAGTCTGCTAGTTATACTATTGATATAGCAAACAGAGCTGAGGGCGTAGGGCAGACTAATACCGCCACTGGTGAAAAGATACAATACGCTGAAATGAACGATGTTATCAAAGATGTCCGACAATCATTTGAGGACTCTCTCGCTCGCCTCGCCTACAAAATCCTCAATGTCACACACCAGAATATGGAAACTAATATTTACTTCAAAGGAGAAAAGAAATATTGGACTCTCCACAAGGAAGCATTCGGTGATGCTCTCCGTAGGTTTGATATTAAAGTAGAAGCTAACTCATCATCAAGTGCTGATGTAGAAAGTCGTAGAGCTGATGCTATCGCTAAAAAGAACATTGCCTTAGAAGCTATGCAAGCTGGTGCTATGCCACCAGAATGAGCAAAAGAAGCATTCAAGGATATAATGAGAACATTTGAGGGCGTAAACGTAGACAAGATGTTCCCTGAAACTCTCCCTATGCCTTGAATGATGCCACCATGACAACCACAAACAGAAAAAGCACCAACTAACCCACTCGCTGTATGACTTCCCCAGTAAAACTCCCACCACAAGTAGAAATCGCTAGTGCTGAATATAAGGCAAATCGAGACCAAATACTCGCTATTAAAGAAACGACAGGATTTAAATTTATAATAGACTGGTTTTCTCGTGAACGTGAGAGAACGCTCAAAGAATTACTCACTTGCTCTCTCGAAACCGACACAGACAAGAAAAACTTGTTTACTGTAAGAGGTGAGTATAATATATCTGACTGATTTTTAACCTATATAAAAAACCTCGAACTGAGTAAAGAAAGAGAAAAGCAGTCATAGTCCGTTCTTTTACATAAACTTCCCATTATTGTCATTTTCTTGTAGTGACTATGTTCTGGGAAGTCCATAGTTATTACAAGAAGCTGATAATACAGCTTCTTTATTTTTAATTTTTTTCTATGACAGAACAGTCACAAGACCAAGTTCTCGAACAAGTCGAAGAACAGTCACAAGACCAAGTTCCAGAAGAGGAATCTGGTGAGGGCAATAATCCTAGTAAAGTGGAAGTGAACGGAGAGTTGATTGATATTGACGAGTTGAAAAAAGGGTATATGAGACAATCGGATTATACTCGTAAAACCCAGCAACTGAGTCAAGCGAAGTCAAAGTCTCTGGATGAGCTAAAGGAATCAAATCCTGACCTCTATGAACAAGTTGTTCAACCACTCCGTGAAGCTGGACTTGCTACAAAAGAAGAGATGATGCTTGCTTTCCACGAGGAAGTAGCAAAACTCGATGAGAAGAAAAACGCAGATAAAACTGCTAAACAATTCTTTGAAAATAATCCAGACCTAGAAAAGTCTCAAAAGGCAATTCTTGAATTAAGTAAAAATACTGGCATGACTCCCGAAGAAGTGGCTATCCACTACTGATTTGCGGATAGTGACAAATTGCAGAAAGGTAAAAAGGAGGTAAAGGGCAAATTTGCTCCTAAACCAAAGTCTTATTCCGAGTTATCTCGACAAGAAAAAGATGCCTATATAAACCAGACTGCCAACATCCCTGATAATCCTTTTTATCGGAGATAATATTTTTAATTTAATTTTATATGGCTAATAATGTTACCGCCCAATTTCCTGAAATTTGGGATGATAAGATACAGCAAACGTTTTACAACAATAACGTTGCTCGTAATATAGTTGAGATGGTTCCTGGAGCTATCAACAACAAAGGAGACACACTTCATCGTGTCAAACGTACAGAACAGACAGAAGCATTTGAAGTCTCTGACCGATATGCTGATGTTTCTAACTATGATGTCACTCGTACTGACGAATCACTCTCTATCAATAAAGAGTATGTCGTTTCATTCCGTATGGCTAGTAAAGACAATTTCCAAGCTAGTCCTAAACTCATCGCTGATGAAGCTGAAAATCAAGCTCAGATTCTTTCTGACCAACTCGATTCAGATATTCTCGGTGAAATCTTCAACGCTACTTCAACAGTAGACGATGGTTCTATCGGTGGTACTGCTGGAAATGGTATTACAATGTCAGAATCTAATGTATACAAAATCCCTAACGCTGTTACTAAGAAATTCCAGAGACTCAATGTAAACAATGGTTCTATGAGAGCTGTTGTTTCACCTGATTACATGGAAATCCGCAACAACTCAGTCACTTCTCGTGCTACTGATTTAGGTGACAAAGCTGTTATTCGACCATATCGTGGTGAATACGGTGGATATGAGCATTATGTTTCTAACCTCATCGCTGGTTCTGCTGTTATCACTTGGGGTGCTACTCCTTCTGATGGCGACATTATCGTTCTTGAGGGTCAGACATTCACTGCTAAGACTACTCTCGGCTCTACTGCTGGTAACTTCGCAATTGGTGGTTCTGCTACTAATGCTAAACTCGCATTTGAAACTCTCGTAAATGACCCAGTAACTACTACCGCAACTGGTGTAGCTATCGGTGCTGCTGCGACAAGTTCAACTACTCGTTTCTTCATCAACAAAGTTACTGCTGTCGCTACTTCTGCTACACTTACAACTGTTCGTGTCAACGGAACTGGTGTCATCTCTATCTCTGTTACCTTTGCATCTGGTTCAAACACTCTCACAAAGAAGAAACAACACTTGTTCTTCGAGAAAGGCGATGCTCCTGCACTCGCTATTCAATGGGACAAAGTACCAGACGGAGGTCGTGTAGACGGAAAGTACAAAGTAGAAGAATACATCTGGGGTTCTCTCTACGGCTTCAAATCATTTACTGACCTCGCTAAGAGACTCGTAAATGTAGAAATTGATGCTGCATCTCTCTAGTTACTAATCGGGGAGGGAAACCTCCCCATTTTTATAAAATATGGAAGCTCTCGAACTCTCACATGGTAATTCATTTCAACGACTCATCCCTATTTTTTGAGTCGATAAAGACTGAATAAAGTCTCAATTACCAATAGACGACATGGATGTTACTTTTTCTATCCATAAGGACTGAAAGCTAGAGTATATAATGGAACTTGATAAGAAAGATGATGGTTTTATGATAGATTTATCGGATGAAGATATAAACATGTTTGACCCATGAGAATATACCGCTAAAATCAAAGTGAAACAATGAAAAGAAACGCAGACAAAATCATTTCCACTTATCATCTCAAATGACTAAAAAACTTGAAATTAACTTCACCAAGAAACCAGAGATAGTTTTTCAATTCGACCAATTCCTCAACGTAGAGCAAGCTGTCGATAAGTTCCTGAACAAAAAGGAGAATTTGAAGAAACTGATTGCTCCTCTCATACCTACAAACCTAGAGGAAACTATCCAAAAACTGATACCAGAAGTAAGCGATGGATATACTCCACAAAAAGGTGTCGATTATGACGATGGAAAGGATGGAGAAACACCAAGTGATGAAAAGATTATCTCACTTATAAAGCCTCAAATCCCTAAAGTTATCCCTTGAAAAGACGGAACTACTCCGAAGAAAGGTATTGACTACTTCACAAAGAAAGAACTCGATGAAATAAAGAAAGAACTCAAAACTACTATTCTTTCAGAGATGCCAGAACACGCAACAAAAGAAGAAGTAAATATAAAAATAACAGAAGTTTTAGAAAAGATACGAAAGTTGCCAACATGAGGTGGTGGGGCTCAATTTCTCCGTCAACTTATGGATGTAAATGTAGGAAATCCAACAGCACAGCAATATTGACTCACCTATAACCCGTCAAGAAGTGAATTTTCACTTACTGCGATAACTGGTGGCGGTGGCGGTGGCGGTTCAGTAGACTCAGTTGTAGCGTGACACGGAATAGACGTAGATGCTACTGACCCAGCTAATCCCATTGTAGCAGTAGATGAATCTGAACTAACACATAACTCTCTCTGAGGTCTACAGGGTGGAACTGCTGGACAATATAACCACTTAACTGATGCACAAGTATCTCAACTCCATGCACCAGTAACAGTCAGTGATACTTCTGAAATAGACCTCACACTTACAGGACAACAAATATCTGCCTCATTAATCGCTGGTTCTATTGACGAATCAAAACTGGATGCAAGTGTAAACGCTTCTCTCGACCTTGCTGACACTGCTGTACAACCTGCTGGACTTGCGGGCTACGAACTTTTATCGAATAAGAGTACAAATACAGCACTCGGTACTTCTGACACTCTCTACCCTACCCAAAACGCTGTAAAAACATATGTAGATAACTCTGTAGTATGACTCCTCGATGATAGAGGTAATTACGATGCATCTGGTAACGTATTTCCTTCTACTGGTGGTTCTGGTACTGCTGGGGCTATTCTAAAAGGTGATTCTTGGTACATAAATGTTGCTGGTACTCTCGGAGGTGTTCCAGTAGTAAGTGGAGATAATCTCCGTGCATTAGTCGATACTCCATGACAAACCGCTAGTAATTGGTCTGTCCTCGAATGAAATATAGGTTATATCCCCGAAAACGTAGCAAACAAAGAGAACACCACTATAGACACGAGTACAACGAAATACCCAACAGTAAACCTTTTAAAAACAGGTCTCGATACGAAACAAGCAACTCTCGTCTCTGGTACGAACATTAAAACAGTTAATTCAACGACTCTTCTCGGAAGTGGAGACCTCGCAGTCGCTACAACAGCACAGGGTGCATTAGCTGATACAGCTCTCCAGCCTGCTAATATATCCGACACAGCATACGATGCTACGAGTTGGAATGGAGTAACGACTATTGCTCCATCTAAAAACGCTGTCCGAGACAAGATAGAAACAATGGACTCTGCTATAGCTCTGAATACCGCTAAAGTAACCAACGCCACTCATTCTGGCGATATGGTGGGTGCTACCTCACTTACAGCACAACCAGCCCTAATAACAGGAAAAGCAAGTGCGACAGTCGCATCAGGTGACCTCGTATTGATAGCTGATGTAAACGATACTAACGCTCTCAAGCAAGTCACAGCTCAATCTATTGCAGATTTATGATGAGCTTCTGGTGCTACAACTGCTCTCGATAACCTCGCTTCCGTTGCCATCAACACTTCTCTCGTATCAGACACCGACAATACAGACGACCTCGGTACTACACTAAAGAAATGGGCTAATCTCTTTGTCACTACTATCGGTGCTACTGCAACTAGAGTAACAAAAGGCTGGTTCACAGATTTAGAAGTCACGAACGCAATAGCTGGTTCTATAACTGGTAACGCAGCAACAGCGACAACTGCAACAACAGCCACAGGCACAAATGCTCTCTATTCTGCTACTACAACAGTCAACGTAAACAGTGCAACAGCCCCTACAAGTGGTCAAGTATTAACTGCAACATCTTCTACTGCTGCTACTTGGCAGACACCATCTAGTGGATGAATGACCCTGCTTGCTTCTGGTACTTTCTCATCAGCTACTAACGCTACTTTTACAGCCGATAACACTACTGAAACTTTCACTTCTACAGCTCACTGACTTGTAAACTGAGATAAAGTAACAGTCGCTAACTCTGGATGAGCTTTACCTACTGGTCTAGCTGCTGCTACTGGTTACTTTGTTATCAACAAAACAGCTAATACATTCCAACTTGCTACAAGTCCTTACGATACAGCTATCACTATTTCAGATGATGGCTCTGGAACTCAAACATGGACTAACGTAGCAGGTTCAATCAACCTTACATTTGCAGCTAAAAACCAACTAAAAATCATCATCTATACAGGTGTACCAAGTGCTACGTCTATCTTACGAATGGTATTTAATGGAGATGGAGCAGCGAATTATGGAACGAAACAAACCTCTGATGGAGGTGCAGATTCAGCAAGTTCAACTCAGAAATTCCTAACAGAATTAGGATGATGAAGTGATGGAGGTGCTAAGACTTCTTGGATAGAAATGTTTAATGTAGCCACAATACGAAAACAAGGAACGTTTAATGGTAATGGAGTGAGTAATGCAAATGCTGTTGCAGGTAAAACTTGCCAGGGAAATGTAGTTTGGAACAACACCTCCGACCAGATTACTTCACTCACTGCTTATCTATCAGTAGCATCATGAATGTGAACAGGGGCTATTGCATACGTTTACTGAATGGACTAACCTTTACTTTCTCTCCTAATAAATAAAATAACTATATGAACACCAACACTAAAAAACATTTAATATCTGCTCTCAATACTTTTATTCCTGCTTTCTTCCTCGCTATTTTCTCTATGCCTATTAACCTAGAGAATCTCGATAAAGCTACTATTATAGCTCTCCTACTTGTAGGTCTAAGAGCTGGGGTAAAGGCAATACAAATAGCAATTTCATCTAAATTATAATATGGAAGAATACAAAATCTATCTCGTATGCTTTGCAATAGGTTTAATAGTATGATTCTCTGGTGGTTTTGGTCTCGGTAAAAAAGAAATAAGTTTTGAAAGAGGTATATCCTTAGTAATGTTTTCAGTTTGGCTGATAGCGATAACAGCATACGGAGCATTCGAAAGAGAAATACCATCGCTCTTGAACATAGCATGATTTGGTTCTATTATCACTCTGATGGGCGTAGATGCTTGAACTACAATTAAGACTTACCTAGAAACTAGAATATGAAAGCTATAACACATCACTATTCTAAAAAGAGTATATTACTTATAATTAACTGGGCTATAACATGAACAGTTATATACTTAGCGATAAAGATAATAGATTACTGCCTTTGTTTCTTTGGTCTAAAATAATGAAAATACTTTTATATAACATCATAGCGACAGCGATAGTATGGATTTTAGTGTTATTATTGATATACTTATTCAGAGGATTCTTCAAAGAACACGCTGAAAATACCATTAGAATGGTAATGAGAGAAGAGTTCTTATTGCAAGAAGAAAAATGAAATGTATTTTGTAACGATTGCTAATTATGCCATTTGTAAAAAAAACTAGTCTCTCAAAGACTGCTAAAGTCTATAAGACACCAAAAGGAAAAGTAGGAAGAAATCCTCGTAAATTCGCTGATACAACAAAAACCAAGAAATGAGCGTAATAGAAGAAATAAAAACAAGACTTGTTCGTGGTGAATCTATCGAATTTATATCTATTCACACAGGAGTAAGCCAAGAAAACATAAGAAAAGTTTTTAAACTAAAATAATATGCCAAGCCTAAAACACTTAGTAGACCTCGACCAACCGACATGAACCGAATATATCGCCTGAGCTGATGATATATTTTCTCCTGACTTCTTTATAGAATACGGAGAAGAAACAACCTTTGAGAAACTATACAATCAATTAGAGTTCCCTGAGTACGGAAGAAACCTTTGTACTGGATACTGACCACTCACTACTCTATCAATCATAATGGGCAGAGAACTCACACGAGACGAACGATTAGAAATAGTAAAGGCTCGTTCTGCTTCGTGAGATTTTGACCCAGCTATATGAGGTTTCACTTCAATAGGTGTCGATATAGTCCGTAGATGGTATAATAATAAATACCCAAGCGACCCTATTCGTACTGCGATGGTAAACGAAAAAGAACTTTTAATAAAACTCGCACAGAAGAACATACCTATCACTACTTCTCTTCGTGGAAACCGTCAATTCACTTTAGACCAAGTAGACTGAGTTATGGATAAACTGGACTACTGGAACTACCCAGGAGCACGCTATGGACATTGTAGAACACGAAGAACACTGACTATCCTCGATAACTATCTCAAGAAGTATAGATACAAAACAATAGATGATTTAATGCTCTGTACTGATAAAGCTTTTGAATCTCGGAATGTATTTATATTCTTCAAAGAATCCAGCCTATCGGAAAAAGGTAAGAAGTATCTCAGGTGAATGCGTGACGGATTATGGAACGGTGCAAGAGCTGAGGATAATATAACAAGATATGAAGCCTCACGAATGGCTCTCCGTCTCAATTCTCAAATTAAGGAGAAAGATATTTGGAACTGAAAGGACTGAAACAAAGAAGCTAGTATCTATGAAGCGACTCTTATGCTATCTAAGGTATCTACTATACCTGTTTACCTAGAAACAGATAGAAACAAACCTATCAAACGATGAGAAGTAGTACAGTTGATTTATAGCTAATCCCAGTATAATCTCTCTACCGTAAAGAAGTCCAATCAGCCACCTTATAGGTGGTTTTTTGGTATTATCTTTTGCTTTCTTGCAAAATATAAATATGATACCTATACTTATTTAGTTATCACTCAATATATGAAGACATCTGTAATAATGAAAAGAGTCTTAGGTAGTCACGAAGTTCGGCAGGAGAGTAAAGACGGTATGTTTAATGCAAACGACCTACTCTCTATATATAATAAACAAGGAGAAAAGAAGAAACGTCTCGATAACTATATCAAACGACCAGAGACAAAGGAACTTACGGAAGCCTTACTCAGGAAGCTAAATCAAGATACCTCGAATCGAGTGTTCTTGCCAGACAACATAATTAGAACGAGTAAAGCTATGAAAACAGAAAAAGGCGGTACATGGTTACACCCATATCAGTTTATAGATTTTGCGATGTGGCTCTCGGCAGATTTTAAAGTAATGTGTATCGAATGGATATATGACCACCTTATAGAACTTAGGAATCAGGTGGGAGATGAATACAAGGAATTAACTCGTTCTATTAAAGTACACCTACAACCTACAAACATAGAAGTTTATAGAGATGAAATAAACATGATAAACAAACTCGTGTTTGGCTCGGATATAAAAGAGCCTAGACAAACAGCTACTAAAGAACAGCTCCAATTACTCCAAACTTTACAGAAAGCAGATATAAAACTCATATCAGAATGAAAAACATATAGTCAAAGACTTGCTAGTTTGTGCAGATTAAAAGAACTGTTATAAAAATGTATTCATTCTTTCACGTATTTAAAGCCATTATCAAACCATATGACAAAATATAAAAAAGATTTGCTTTCTATAAAACAATAACGCATAATATCCCTAGCTACGGAAATCGACAAGTTTCACACAACGCCAAAGGCAAGTACGAAACACCGACTCAATAGCTAAATTACTTCTTTACTCTTCTTTTATGAAAATCGTTTCCCTTATCCTCCTCACTCTCTTTAGCTCAAATCTCTTTGCAGATTATGGAGTAGCTCGTATCTGGCATCTTACTTACGAAACTAAGACTGAAAAATGTGCAGTCGATATTATTAAACTCACTTCTGGCAAAACCAAAGTAGAGCGTATTTGTTTTACTAAATAATTATGAAATATATCTGCATATTCTTTTTCTGTTATTGGATTTTTCTTCTGTTATTGTTAGTATTTTATGATTATGAACCAACAAAAGGTTTAATAGCTATATCATTTATGCAATCAGCATTTTGATTTATTGCTCTTAGTAATTTAACTAAATAATATGTACGCTGTCCTCGAAATCCTCGCCCTGTTCGTATGAATCCTATTCACTATTTGAATAGCTATATTTATAACGATAATGACTTTCTACTTCTTCTCTAAATAATATGAAACTATCCCCTCACAAACTCCGTATAGGTCTCGACAACGCAGAAAGCTCACTCCGTTGGCTCTCTCAGAAAAGACCTCAGAACATGTCACCTTTTGAAGTCAAAGCAGTAGAGCTAAACATGCTTCGTGCTACTAAGTTTCAAAAGATGCTCGACTCTAGTAAACAATTTAGCCCTAAATATTTTTAATTATGCAATATGTCGACAACATTACTCGTGTACGAAGTAGCTCCACTCTACCGAGCTATATACCAAGCTACAATAAAAGACAGTTCACTTT